TTAACGCCTTTTACTTTTTCCATTTCTCTTCACCTTTTGTTTTGCTTTTTCAAGCGCAATTGCTATAGCAGTTTTTTGTTTTTTACCGCTACCCATTAATTCACTTATGTTAGCAGATATTGTCTTCTTACTGCTACCTTTTTTTAAGGGCATACTATTTTTTCTTTTTAACTACCTTGGCCTTAGTCTTAACGACAGCTTTAAGTTTGGAAACTTTTTTTGCTTTTGGCTTGCTTTCTTTGACAACTTTCGCAAGGATTTTATCCGCTTGCTTATCAGCCTCTTTGGCGATTTTGTCGATGTCGAGATTTGCATTCGCATTGATGATCGGTTGATTGCCATTGATTCTGCGCTCCTCTTCTTCTTTTAATTGTTTCTTGTGCATTGCTGCCTGTTTTTGTCTTATTGAACTCATTTGTTACCTCTCATAATATCCATTGCTTTAAATTGTGCTGATTGATCTATTCTTTCTCTTGCTATGTTGTCTTTCATCTTAGCAATGTCTTGTTGAATAACCAAACGCTGTTCTGCTAGCTGATTGCTCTGCATAGCTTTCATAGAATCAAACTGTTGACGTTGTGCAAACTCTTCGCGCTTGCGTTGTACATCATCAGCTTTAATGTCTAATTCTTTGCCTCTTAGTTCTACTAAAGGATCGGGTTGTTGGGGTGGTGGCATGAAGATAGAGTTTATTTGTTCCATCAACTGAGACACTACTGCAGCTACGTCTCTTGCCACCGACTCTTGTAATTGTTGTTGATACTGCATGCCAACTTCTGGAGGCAGTTGCTGTATCTGTTGCAATGTGCTTTGGAACTCTGGGTTCTGAGCATTTTGCTGATCAACAATTTCAGCAGCTCTAAATGAGACATGCTGGTAAACGTGTGCTTGTATTAAAGATAATACAACTGGGTTTGATTGTGCAGTAATAGTTCCATACAAAGATACATGAGAATTAATGTGCGAATCATGGTCTTGCCCTTGGAATGCTTGCGCTGGCATTCCAGCTATCAAACTTGCATTCTCACTTGCAGGGTCAATGGGTTGAGGTTGTGGAGGAGGGGGTAAAAGCTGTTCAATGTTTTGAACTCCCATAGAAGAATACATTCTTCTGTAAGCTTCATGGATTCCAGTTGGCCCATGAATCTCTGGATTGCTTTGTACTGTTCTCAATAACTCTTGCGCCATCATAACTCTTTGACTCATAGAGAAAGTGTTAGGATCTGAGACAGGTAATACGTCTACTCTGCTATCAAAATCTAATGCCTTAATGGTTTGATTACCATTGGCTGTAGAGTATGGATAAGCTGGAGGTAGATACTCTCCAAATACCTTGGCTAATATTTCAAATTCAATTCTTTGACTCGCATGCAATCTTTTATGAATGGCACTCATAACACGAGTGCCACGTTCTAGTAGAGCAACTGTTGTACCGACTGGCGCATTTTGGTTTCCATCACCCACTTGAATATCTGCGATAGATGCGAAACGCCTCCCGCTATCGACCAAGATCCCTAGGAGAGAGAGAAGGGTTTGACTTGGCTCCTTAAAAGGTAACGGTACAAAAGCGTCTCGCAAACTACCACCGGGTGCGTCCATGTCTCTGAACTCTCCAGGTTGTAAAGGCTGGTCGTCATTACGAATACGAATTCCTCTAGCTTTAAATCCAGCAGGTAAATTTGATAAAGTACCAGCGTCAATAAGCTGACGAAGAATTGAGGTTGCGGCTTTAGATAAGCCACCAATCATGTGAGTCAAACCAAAGCCATAGAATCCTAGGCCTGGTAAGAACTTATAATGCACAAAGTAGTTGATGCGTTGTTTTAACTGATCATTCTCTTTGTAGTTTCTGCGAATAGATAAAACTTTGTTGTTACCAATGGTAACAATGTATGGAAGTTTAATGCCTGTGTCTTCACCTTCAGCATTCATATCTTCAAAGCCTTCGATGTCTAGCTCTGTGTGAATCTCATGTACTTTACAAGTATCATCATCATCGTAGCTTGGCTTAACTCCTTGGAGTTCATCGATGCCTTCTTGAATATCGTCAGTCTCATCTGCCATCATGTTGCCAGAGTCTATGTCTACATCGCTGTAGAAACCTATCTGTTGCAACTTGCGTATGTCATTCATTGGCATGTTAATTACATGCGTGATTCTTGTTGCACTGTGCAAGTCTGTGGCTGAATAAGGAACGATTAAATCTTCACTTGGAATAAACTTAGAGACTGCTCGTCCTAGGTTTTGGTCGTAATAAACTTTTCTAAAAGCTGAACCAGAAAGCGGTAGATAAAATAACATCTGATCTGTTTCTGGATCGTACTCTTTCATGACTTGCATGAGTTGATAATTCATGAACTCCTGAACACGAGCTGCTTGTTGTTCAGTCTCAGGAGTTGTCATGCCAAGCACCTGTGTTTTTACAGGCCCTTGTGATGGCAATAGTTCGTTGTAAGCTTGCGCTTGGAATTGAGTAACACTTTCTGAAAGCAACGGATGCATAACACCTGATGCGCCTTCAAATGGCTGGGATCTTTCTTCGTACTTCATGCCAAGATATTCAAGGCCTTCGCGGTATGTTTTTTCCCAGTCACCTCTAGAATCTTTATCGGACTCAATGTTGCTCATCAAATCATTCTTTAAAGAATTAAGATCAGAGTCAGGCATGATGTCTGCTAAGTTAGCATAAAAGTCTGTTTCTTCCATGGGAGGTGTTGGCTCACCGAAAGCAATGCTGCCGTCTTCCATTTGTTCAAATGAATCTAGGTCTGGATTCTCTTCGGTCACATCGACCTCGATCTCCATGCCTTTAGTTCGGTCTCTAACGTTTAAGTCAACCTGCTCGTCAAAGGTAATCGCCTTATCTATGTCTGCCATTATTTTTTCTCTATTCCAAAACCTTTTTTAGCTTGTCTGTTCGATGGGGTGTATTTTTTATTTTTTTTAGCATCTCTGTCTCTTTTATTTCTTGCATCTTCACCACGTTGATTTTGATCCATCAACATTTTAGATGCAGGATAGCTTGCTGCTGCAGCAAGTCCAGTTCCGGTTGCAAGAAGTAATTCTTCTTCGCTAAGCTTTCTTTTTCTTTTAACTTTTTTTACTGAATCTTTAATAAAAGAAGCTATGTTTTTCGCTTTGCCCATTATCTATCTTTTGCCTTTCATATAAGCTTTGCCGAAACCTCTTTTAGCAGCACCAGTTGCTTTTCTTTTATTAACAGCTCCGCCATCTTTATAACCTTTGGCTTTCATCATGCCGCCATCTTTCGCGCCCGGGAGTTTACGAGGGCCTTTTGGTTGCGCTGGTTGGCCTCCACCTGGGTTAAAAGAAGGTTTTGGTCTATTGTCTTTTTCTCCTCGCTCTAGAAACTTCTTTCTTTTCTTTGGTGGTTGAGATATAACTTGTGTCCTTGAGTCAGTAGGTTCAGCAGGTCCTTTGCCAGCTTTTCCTCTAGGCAATCTAGGATCGATAGCTTCAGTTCTAACCATTGTTTTACGAGGTCTAGGTATAGGTCTAGGTGGTCTAGGAGGTCCCTCCGGAGGTCTGCCTCTAGGTGGCATCATATCTTTTATCATTCCACCAGCAGCTTTTTTAGCAACTCCGCCTTTTTTCATTCTAGATGGCATGCGTTTTGTTTTTGGTGTAATAGATTCTCCGGGCATACGCGTGGTTGTCATAACGGTGGCAAAGTTTGATGTCTTTGATTCTCTGTTCTTTCCAACTTTTCCTTTAGCAGATTTACCCTTTGCTATTGGTCTAGCTTTGTTTTTATTTACTTTGGTTGGCACTGGTCTAGCTTTGGCGCGTTTATCGGGTGACGGTACTTTTTTACGGCCAGAGGGTAGCTTGGGTTGAGCAACTGATTTTATTGCTTTTGCTATTCCGCTTTCTGGTTTAACAAATTGCGCTATTCTATTAGCTACTTGTAATTGAGGGGTTGCTTTTTTGTATGCGCCTCTAACAGCTTTTCCTGCTAAATCCTGAATCCTTGCTCCAACTCCACTCATTCTGGATTTTTTTGTTTTATTTCCTTTTGCCATAATTTTTACCTTTTTAGTTATTTCTGCCTGTTTTGTCTTGATTGTCTTCCACCACCAGCAATCCCGCCACCTTTTAATTTAATAGGATCGTAGTCCATTCCAGGTTTTTTTCTTGTCGAGGTATTACTCTTGGTAGAAGTTGTTGTTGTTTTTGTGCTTGGCTTGTTTGTAGATTTTCCCTTAGATCTTTTATTAGCATTGTATTCAGCCAAAGTTTTAAATCCAGCTTTCTTTACTTCGTCCATGGTAACTGTGCTGTATTTTTTTCCGCGCCATGTAAAGACTTTGTCTGTGCCCATTTCTTTTCGAGCAGCTTTAAAGGCTTGATCAAATGACATGCTTGCATTTGAACCTTCTTTTTTATTGTCTTTTGATTTTTTGTCATCTCCATCGCCGGGCAATAAAGAAGCTCCCCCAATTACACCAGGGACTATAAATCTTTTCTTTTTAAAAAAAGGTCTTGTATCTTTCTTGGGAGCTGCTTTAGGAGCTGCTTTCTTAGGAGTTACTTTCTTAGGAGTTGCTTTTTTAGGAGCTACTTTAGGAGTTGCTTTAGGAGTTGTTTTAGGAGTTTTCTTAGGAGCTACTTTAGGCGTAGTTTTAGGAGCTACTTTTTTAGGAGCTGCTTTAGGTTTAGCTGGAGTAGCTGGTTTAACTACCTTGGGTTTAGTTGGTCTTTTTCTTTTTTTAGGCTTTACCTTTTTAAAAAACTCTTTTGCCCCTTCTATGTATTTATTTGCCATGATTATTACCTCTAATAATATATTCGTTGTTTAGGTATTGGTTCATCGTCTTCCTCATCGGAAGCGAGTCGAACAAAATTACCTTGACGAAATCTTAGTATAGCCTGTGTTGTTGAATCCACAAAGTCATCGTGTTCACCAAATGGAAAGGCTGCACATTCTTCAATCACTTCTTCTGCAAAGATTGTGTCAG